CTGAAGCCCTGGGTGGTGCCGCTCTCCTCGATGCGCAGGCGGATGGCCTCGCAGTTGCGCCGGGCGGGCCTGGCGCGGCAGCGGAAAGCGCTGTCCACCTGGATGCTCGAGAGGGCCTTCGAGAGCGTCTCGGCGTTGGTGGTGCCGTAGTCGTAGGCGAGCTTGATGGTGAGGGTGCTGGAGGTGAAGTAGTCGCCCTCGAAGCGCATCTCATAGATCCGCTCCCATCCGTTGGGGCCGGAGCCGGCGGCGGGAGCGAACTCGATGGCCTGGGCGATAGCCGCGCCGTTGTCCGAGTACGTGCCGGCGGCCTCCTGCAGGACCGTGCCGTCACTGAGGACGTAGGTGAACTTGTTCCCCCAGATGACGGACGACACCGCGGCCTGGCCGGTGAACGTGAACCACTCGTCCCAGGCGTAGTCGTAGACCAGGGTGCGGCCCGAGCTCGTCGTGTAGCGGGCCTGGCTTTGGTCGTCGACAAGGGCCGCGCTGGTGATGTCGAGGGAGTTGTACGCGTCCACGCCGGCGCCCTTGTACTGGAGCTCGAGCGCGCGGGTGAGCAGGTAGATCCCTTTCTGGCTCTTGAACATGATCCCGGCGGGCGTAAGGAGCACGCTCTCGGGCTCGACGGTGCCGACGTTGCGGCTCACGAGCGAGAACGGCGGGAAGCTCTGCCCCTCGCCGCGGTTGTCGGGGCCGTCGCCGTTGGTGACGTAGATGCTGTTGCGCTTGAAGGCGAGGATTTTGTCGTCCATCGCGCAGAGCGCGTAGGCACCTCCGTCGTTGCCCTCGAGCCGCAGCTTGAGGTCTGGGTGGAAGCCGATCCCGAGGCCCGGCGTGATCTCCTTCGAGTACCAGACCTCCCGGTCATCCTCGGCGCTGATGCCCCACAGCCGAGCCCTGTGGGTCTCGATGTGCTTGAAGGGAGGCGGGGCGTAGTTCGGCAGCTCGCCCGAGTCGGTGTAGAGCGGCTCCTGCGTCTCGAGCGTGGCGTCGGCGAGGGTGTCGACCAGCGACAGCGTGCTGGTGCCGCCCGCGCCGTTGGAGAGCGCGCCGAAGGCCTGCACGCGGTAGAAGCTACCCCCCGCGGCCCCGCCGGTGATGACGGTGGTGCGGTACACCTCGACGGTGTAGGGGACGGCGGTCCGGTCGAGGTGCTGGATCGTAAGCGTGACCTGCTGGTTCGCTCCCGTGAGGGTGACGGTCGCGACGTCCGAGGGGGCCGAGCGGCGGATGCGGCCGCGGTTGTCGACCATGCAGTAGACCACGCGATACTTGTAGGTCCCCAGCAGGGTCAGCGAGCCGCCGGCGCCTCCCGCGAGCGTGGGCGCTTCGGGCGCGAGGAGCGCGGCGGCCTCGGGCGCCTTGCGGGTGAGGCTGGCGTCATACTTCAGTTCGTAGGTGCGCAGGATTCCGCCGCTGACGAAGAGCGTTCCGCCCAGCTCTCGCATGTGCGGCATCCCCGACGAGGCGCTGAAGTCCAGCATGCAGAGCACGGGGTTCGTCTGCACAACGAAGGCGCCGTTGACGGTGTCGAGGCGAGTGGCGCGCAGGAGACCCGTCACGAAGAGCGAGCCGTAGGCATAGACCGCTGAGAGCGCCGAGCGCTTCGCAGTGAGCCCGCCGCCGTTGCCGTAGAGCATGCGCGTGGCCGGCTCGAAGCTGCTGTTGCTGTGCCCGACGAAGTAAGTCTTCTGCGTGCTCGAGTCGTAGGTGAGCACCACGGCGAAGCGGCTGGCGGCCGCGGTCGCGCCGACGCTGAACATCTTGGAGGCAAGGCCAGCGTTGGCCCAGGCAACAACGACCGGGCCGCCGTTGCTCCCCTCCTTCACCGTCTGCAGGGAGGTGCTCGTGAGGCTGGTGATCTCGTAGTACACCACCACGTTGAGTCCGTCGTAGTAGCCTGTGACGTTGCAGGCGTCGACGGGAGCGGCGTCAACCATGGTCGTGCCGGTGTGGGCAAAGGTCGCTCGCGTGATGATGAGATAGCGGACGCCGTTGACGGCGTCGGAGATGGCGCAGAACACGCTGGTGGTGTTCCAGTCCTGGGCGAGCCATCCGACGGACCTGCTGGCGGACTGCGCGGCGATGGTCGTGCTGGTGGTCGCCGTGTCGGTCGCTGGGTTCCAGTCGACCAGACGCACGTCGGGAACGGTCGAGTGGTAGCAGATCGCCACCCGTGTCTGGTCGAGCCGCGCCTGCACGTCGTAGCTGTGGTTCGCGTGGATGTTGGTCGCGATGTTGGTGGTGCTCGCGACCGTGAGCGCGCCCGCCCCCGAGATACTGATCCGCTTCACCGTGAGCGTGTTGGTGGAGCAGTAGAAGAGTAGCAGCGACGTCCCGACCGCAGCGCATTTCGGCTTGTTGGCGCTGAGCACCTGGGCGTCGAACAGCACCGCCCCGGTCGCCAGGTCCGTCACCCGGTACAAGATCGAGTTGGCGGTGCTCGAGTCCTCCCAGGCCGAGATCTCGTAGGAGCCGTTCACCGCCACGTCGTGGCAGCTCTGCGACGACTCCGACGAGTAGACGTCCCGGATGGCCGGCATGCACGGTATGAACGAGGCCTGCTGCGTCCAGCGCGCCCGCGTCGACGAGTAGGACTCGACGGTCATGGCGTTGCCGGCGGTGCTCGGCCCGCTGAATGAGATCAGCTCGTCGGCGAGCGTCCCAAGCCGGCGGTTGCTGTTCGATGCGAGCGCCGTGATCTGAGCGTCAGCACCGACGCGCTTCTGCAACGCCCCCGCCTTCTCGCGCACCATGTTCTCGATGAGCGTGAGCGCGCCGAGCGGGAGCTGGCGCAGGTCCGTCAGGGTGTCGAGGCTGCCGACCTTCACCGGCAGCGGCTGCTTCTGCAGGCTCATGTCGCGAACCTCAAGCCGATCGCCGGGATGGGGGCGGCGGTGATGCGGGTCGGGGCGCCCGGGTACGTGCTCGGCAGCGCCCCGAAGGCCTGGTTGACGAAGAGCCCGGCCGTGGGGGTCAGGCTGAGTGTGTTGTCGGTGCCCAGGAACGGGCTAGCCCCAGCCACCGCGAAGCACACGATCGAGATCGCCGCGCTCGGGTGGACCACCATCCAGTAGAGCGCCCCGGCGGTGAGCGCCTGCGAGAGGGAGTCGGCAAGGACGGCAGCGCCGGCGCTGGAGATGTTCCCCGAGTCGCGGATGAGCGAGCCGGGATAGGGGTTCTCGGCGGTTCCCGCGTTCGCGTAGAGCCCGAGGCGAATGTTCGAGCCGCCGACGCCGGCCGTGGTCCGCACGGCGATGCGATCGAGCGTGGCCGTGCGCTTCGGCGCGATGAAGGGCATCGCGTACATGTTCCCGATGGTCAGCGCCGCACCCGCGAGCGCGGTGCAGTTGGCCGCGTTGGCGTAGTACCAAGTCTCCGCCCAGCTGGTGGCGGACTGCCCGCGCATGTAGTCCTGCGGAGCGCTGCCGATCGGCGCTGCCGGGAGACTCCCAGCCCACGCCGAGATCCCATCGCTCCACAGCAGCGCCGCCGAGTGCGGGACCAGCGTGATCGAGGTGACGTCGTTGAGCCCGTCGGCGATGGTGTCAGAGCCCGCTCGCTGGACCGTGAGCGCCCCGGTGCCGTCGTTGAAGATGTAGACGAAGTGGGCCGCCGTGCCGTCGACGTTCGCCGCGGGGAGCGTGAGCGTCCCGGCTGCTCCGGTCCACGTCACCACCTGCTGAAAGCGTGTGAGCGCCGCCGTGGCGGCGACCGAGTCCACGCCCCACGCGAGCACAGACGCCGGGGCCGTGCACCACCGGGCCGCCCCATTGCTCACCAGCAGCAGCGTTTGCCCAGGGCGGACCGCCAGGGACGTCGAGGCCACGAAGCCATCGGCGATCGTCTCCCGCGCGTTCGCCCGCAGGGTGACGTTGGCGCTGCCCTCGTTGTGGACGGCGAGCCACGCAGCGTTGCCGCTTCCCAGCCCGGCCGCAGGGGGCAGCGTCACCGCGGACGCGGTCCGACCCTGCCATACGAGGACGCTCTGCCCGGGGCGGAGCACGACGGCGCCGCGGCTGTAGACCGCGGACGTTCCGAGCACACCTTGAGCGAGCAGCGAGGAGCCGGCTCGGCGCCGGTCCGCCTCTACAGCATCGAGCCCCCGGTCTACTGTCGGGTCGCCGGTCCGCTGGATCGCCATGCGGTCACCACGAGCCCCAGCGCCCGGTGCGGTAGACCCGCGGCATGCGCGCGCGGACGTCCGGCACCTTGCGCGGCCGCGCGTCTCGGCTCTGCGCCGCGAGCGCGATGGCCTCCTCGAGCTCCGCCGCGAACTTCTCGAACGCTCCCGGGGACAGGTCGTCCTTGGCCCGCAGGCGCTTGCAGACCACGTCGATCACGTACTGCAGGACCGCGCCGTTGAGCGGGTCCTGGACCACCGAGGAATCGCCGCTCAGCGTGGCCGGGCTCGGGATGTACCAGGCCCGGTAGTCGCCGGCCGCCATCTCGGTCGGCTCGACATAGATCACGTCGCCGAGGAACATGTACCCCACGCCCGTGTTCAGCGCGATGTCGCCGCGGTCGCCGCTCTCCTCAAGCGTGAACGACTCCATCGCGCGATAGACGCTGTCCGCGCTCTTGCGCATGAGCATCCGCAGCTTGAAGAAGTCGGTGCGCAGGAGCTGGCCCGAGGCAGGGGCCGAATCCACGAGCAGCGTCCACGACGTCGAGCCGCTCGCGATGGTGAAGTCCTTCGTGCTGACCCTGAAGTCCTCCCACTTCGCGTAGATGAGGTTCCACGCGGCCCGATGCGCGGCCTCCACCATATTGTGCAGCTCGGTGGTCCCGGCCCAGGCGGCCGAAGGCTCATCGAGCGCATACAGGATGGAGTTTTCCGCCTCGAGCCGCGTGGCCAAGGATCAGCCCTCTTCGTCGGTGGTCTCGGTGCCCTCGTCGCTGGCGTAGCCCTCGTGCGCTTCGCACAGGCCCTTGAACGCCTCCCACACACCCTCCGCGTCGCCGTCCTTCACGGCGTCGAGGAAAGCCTGTGCCGCCTCCTTGCCCGCCTCGTCGGCGGTGCTCGGCTCGGCGTCTTCCGTCTGCTCCTCGTCCATCGGCTTGCCCCGCTTCTTCATGAGGTCGGCGAGGGCCGAGCCGAGGACTCCACCGGGCTTGCCCCCGGCGGCCTTCCCTTTCGGGGGGCCGCCGAGAGCGATCACGATCTCGCCCATGGTGGATCAGCCGATCGAGGTGTCGACCATGAAGAAGAGCAGGTAGACGATCGCGGCGTCCTGCACCTCGGTGTCGGCGTTGCCCGAGTTCGTCTGGACGAACTGCACCTCGAAGGTGCCGTCGACCGCCGAGCCCGCGTCGATGTCGATGTCTCGCAGCACAGGCGTGAGGCCCTTGGTGGTGGTGAGCGCGGTATCGTCGGTGGCGACGATATTCGCGACCACACCCACGAGCTTCACGGCGTTGCGGGCGAGGGTGACGGTGTAGCGGCCGGTCTTCGCCGACGTCTTGGCCACGGAGCACCCCCACGCGTCGTTGGTCGCGGAGATGGTGCCCGAGGTGGACGTGGTGAAGCGGCAGCCGGCGATAACGAGCCCAGGGATCGCCGACCCCTTCAGTCGCTGAACAAACGGTTCGGTAGCCATGTTGTTTCTCCTTCAGTCAGGGGTCAGCAGATCAGGTGAACTTGATGACGATGTTCTGGCCGGGGTCCTTGCAGGCCAGGTGGCCGTGGAACACGCGGCGGTACTCGATGGCGGAGGCGTCCTCGACGTCGCGCACGCCGTTCTTCGAGCCGATCAGGTCGTCCTGGATCATCTCGCCGAGCGACTGCAGCACCCACGTGTCGAGCTTCAGTCCGTACGCGTGGCTGGCCGGGCAGTCCCCGTCGACGAAGACCTTCAGCGGCTTCGGCGTGTAGCCCGTCGAGAACTCGAAGCCGGCGAAGCCGACCGAGCCGACCTTCTCCTCGATGGTGCGCAGGTGCGAACCCTCGAGAGAGATGAGCAGGTTCGCGTACACGTTGGGCGCGACGAAGCAGTGGGAGATCTTCGCGCGGTGGTTCCCGCCGTGGGCGAGCGCGCGCAGGAACGTCTCCCTCGGATCGCCCGAGGCCGGCGCCGACGCGGGGTAGCGGAGGCCCGCCAGCCGGTTGACGAAGATCGTGCGGTCCACACCGCCGAAGGTCGTCGCCGAGGGCGTCGAGTCGGGGATGTGCCCCGCGAGGCCCGGGAAGAGCTGCCGAGTCGCGGAGGCGCTGTCCTCGCGGTCGCCGTCGGGGAAGATGTAGTCCGACGTGGCGATGCCGCTGATCGAAGCCTGGAGGCTTACCGGCGCGTCCGTGGTGATGGTGCCAGAGTCGATGTCGACCTTGGTCACCGAGACGTAGGCGCCACCGCCACGCAGGGTCGCGGTGCCGACAGCGCTCGAGAACACGAGCCGGTCGCCGGGCGTGTAGAACCGCGCGTCGGCCGGGTCGGCGAGGATGATGATCGCGGTCGAGAGGGTGGTGGTCGAGCCGATCTGGCCCTTCTCGCCGAAGCCCGTGCGGTACAGGCCGCGGGCGATCTTGTTGCCGAGGCGCTGCTCGCACCGCTCGTACTCGTCAGCGGCCTTCTGCAGAGCGTGCGCGCGGTCGCGGCTCGTGCGGATGGCGGCGTTCGAGATCTGGGCGATGTCGTACGC